CTTTAAATGATAACATTGTAATAATTTCTTCACGACTAATATGATCCATAAAAAACTCCTTACCAATTAAGAGACCATTATAACACATAGGTGGATGGTGTCAACCGAACTGTTGTTCCTAGGCAACACAAACCAACTTACCAATACCAACATACTCCTCAATAGCGTGTTTTAACTGCTTAGGAGACGCCTTAGGTGCAATAAAAACATAATCCAACTCAGGCTTCACATCATTGTCGGACAACACCTTATTCAAGTATAGGACTGCCTCACGAGCATCATCAAACTCTTTCATGCCGGTATTATTAAATAATTTTGGTTTTGCAATATATTTCATTTCTTTTCTTTCTTATTTGGTTTAATTGCCGCAATACCATAACCATGTGCATCAGGATCGGATTGTTGTAATTGCTCACGCAATGCAGCACATTCTTCGTTCAACATTTTATTTTCACGGACAATATCCATAATTGGATGTTCAAATAAATCCCATAATTTATTAAATTTTAATTCATATAATTGAACGATGCCAGTCAAAGCATTAACAATCTGGTCTTTATCTAAATTGTGCTCTAAGATACCTTCAGCAACATCAGAGATATCATCGGTAACCATCCAGCATTTTTGAATCTGTTGTTCAAAATCAAATCTATCTGCACTCATTTTTTTACTTTCTTTTTCTTTGGATTATAATGTTCATTCTTGACTGCTTCTTTTAACATAGCAATCATACCCCATTGAACTAACAATTCAAGTGCTTCACTATCAAAATTTATGGTGGCGTCAGCCGAACCATCTTTGTGCTCTTTAATAACTTCAATTTCAAGTTTCATTACCAATCCCTTATTTAATAACTTCCTTGTATATGTTTAATGCCGTGTCAATCACGGATGAAACCGCAAAAATAACCAATAATAAATCTTCTCTGTTCATAATATAGAAGGGTGAGGTGCCACCATAGTTTATATGGTGGCGGTACAAATTAAGCTACCAATTTATCACTCTTGCTTAAATTACAAGGTGCACATAACAATTGGCAATTTTCTTCAATAGTTTGACCACCTTTTGCATGAGGCAAAATATGGTCGGCGTGCCACAAGTCAGAATCATATAATTCAGATTCTTTACAGACTTTGCCACAACTATTACATTTTCCATTCTGTTTCATAAATGCTGAATACTTCATGGACTTAGTAAAAACTCGGCTTGTATCCAAGCTACCAACAATACTAGGGTCAATTTGTAACAAATCTTCACGAATCAATTTTAAACGAGCTTCATAATCTAACTTCTTAGAATTGTTGCCACAAGTATCATACGACCAAGTATCACCTTTTGCATTTTGATATGCAATCTTTGGACCACGATGAGTTTCTGTGTTTACAAACCATTCAAAGAATTTTTCTTCATCAACAATCTTCTTTCCATCTTGTTCAATCTGATAGATGGTCATAAAAAGATTCATCAATGTAGCAGTTCTCTTAAATGATGAAGTTCCATATTTTCCAACAAGTTTAATAGTCTTACGAATGTTATCTTTGCCGGACCTAATGAAATTCTTAGATGTACTAGAACCATCTTCGTAAGCATCATTGAGAGATTTTTTATCTGCCGTTTCGCTCGTAATACCTTTATTGTTGAAGGTTGCCATCTTAACAAACATTTCATCAATCACATAACGAGGATTTCCTTTTTTGAAAATAAATCGTAAAGGATGTATTGATGATTCAGCTAACTCTCGTATTTCGTTGGCAAAAAGACAAACTTTAGCATTACGCTTCTCTTGAGCATTTAAACCTAAACCATCATTGATATTGGTAAATAAATCAGACAATTCTTTGCGAGTAGATACCGTGAACACATAAATGTTAATACCAATGTTTTCTACAATTTCTTCAAGTAAATCTTCAGGTAAAGTGGTCCATTTATTATTTGCGGAGTTTAAAGTAACACTTCCGTTACCTAAAGGCATTTCAACCGCAGGTAATCCAACTTCTCCAGCAAAAAATTTTAATAAAGTCACCGTGCGGTTGTTGCCGTCAAGAGAAATATATTTGAATCCTTTGTTCAACCAGGATTGAAAATAATGACGGTCAAGAGGTTGTATTGCCCGTTTTAATGATTCTTCAATATTAACAATGATAATGGGAGTTGGTGCACGGCCGTTAATGAGTGAGAAACAATATTGTTTCATCTTCTTTTCGTCCCAACAAGCAGGTCGTTGGAAAGATAAGTCAAGGCCAATGCTTTCTAATAGTGTTCGCAACAGAGAATTATTCAACAAATAAAACTTTGGTTCATAATAAGTACGTGTTACTGATAAATCATTTTTCATACATTTTTCCTTATAAAGGTAATTAAAAGACTAATTTTTCTTTTTAGGGTGCAAAATTAGAGAAAAAACATTAACCCATAAGTTTATGGAATTTAAACAACAGGTTTCCATAGGAACAATTTGTTCCTCTACCTTAAAGGGGTGCCACCGACTTACGGCGTTTCACAACGAGCTGCGATGGCATAAAACTATTAAGCCGTTACGGCTTGTGATTGAACTTCAACGGTCTTGGCAAGTGCCTTCACAGGTGCTGCTGTGCCTTTGAATCGGCCATTGGCATCGAACTGGTCAAAGTTAACCAATTGATAACCAGTAACTTTACGGCCTTGTTTGATAACTTTTATAATACCACCGTCTTTACGGATATTGTAAATGTTGGTCGACAAACGATACAATACTGATTCTTGACTGGTGCCTTTGAATACGGCAGCAATCTCATCAGGTGATACTGGTTTGCCACTTAATAATACTTGGGTGATTTTTTCGTGACGATTGATTTTGCCTTTGCGAATTGTTAATGCCATGATATAAAACTCCTTCAATAAATTAATAAAAATACATCTCAAATTACATTATACTACATTAATGGTTGGTTGGCAACCATCTCTAAACAACTTTACCACTTTTCTTTTGCCACTTAATGCCTTTGTTCCACGGTGTTCTCTTGCTGGATGCTTCTCCAATTTTCTTTTTGGATTCTTCCGAATGCTTCTTACCAAGATTCAACTCACGCAACTTTTGTTTGGTTTCTTCACTATGTTTCCTACCAACACGAGCATCAGCCATCTTTATTTTGGATTCATTCGTATGAACATATCCTAACAAATTCTGATTGCCCTTTTTTGATAATGATATATTTGCTTTATGTTCTTCACTCAAACTTAATCCTCTTGACCAACCAGTTATTGGTTCGCCTGTGTGTGGTATAGGTTCAAATTCAATAAAACTATATTCAATATCAAATAATTTACAGAGCTTTTTATGTTGATTGTCGGTTAGTGATATATAAACCATGCTGGCATTCCTTTACAATGTTAGAGTAGGCGGATGTTGGTAGCATCGTGGCCTACACCTATTTATACCGGATTAACATCCTCTGGTTGTTTACCACTTCTATCTTCACACCACACCTTAGAGGCCTCTAGTGTTCCGATAAGTGCATCAATACCTTCTTTGTCCATTGATACATTACCATAATACACCTTCAACATCACTCGGCCTTCGGTAGTAGGACCAAGAGAATAATATTGCCTTTCTGGTTCAGGTGTAGTATTCTTCAAGTAATCATTTAATTGTTCCCTCTGCTCTTTAATTACTTTATCATGAGCGGTTTCTTTTTTAAAGAAATTAAACATTAGAAACCTCAGTACCAATGGTAACTGTTGCCGTATTCGCAGGAGATTCCACGGAAGAATCCACTTTTGAATACAGGTCTAAGAATGCCATTTTGGTTTCTTCGTCAAAACGATTCACACACAATGTAATGGCTTTCATCTTATCTTTAAAGATGGTAAATGCCTTGGCAATATGTACCAATCTACGGGTAGAGATAACTTCATCAGTAGCACCTTCCGTATATGATTTACGAACCACATCAGCCCATTGTACCAGATTCTCAACAAAATCTTTATCAGCAATCAATGGAGATAGAATTTTCTTTTCTGTTTTGGCATCAGGGAATTCCTGTTCAACTGTAATAGGGAATCTTTCCAAAAATGCATCATCAAGAATCTGTGACAGATATTTGCCTTCATCACTACCACGACCTTTGGTGTTTGCCGTTGATACAATATTAAATCCATCTTTTGGATATACCATTTCACCAGATTTCTTATTGTAATGTGGTTTGCCTTCCATAATGCCTTGCAAACACATCAACTTATTAGAACCACGGTCAACTTCGTCAATCAACAATACTGCACCACGTTTCATAGCAATCAAAACGGGGCCATCACGATTGACCACATTACCATTCACCAATGTAGGACCGCCTAATAGGTCACTCTCATCGGTTTCTACTGAGATATTCACACGAATACACTCACGATTCAACTCCGCACACACCTGTTCGACCATCAAGGTTTTGCCGTTGCCTGATAGGCCAGTAATGAATACAGGATAGAATTGTTTGGAACTAATGATATTCTTCATATCTTTATAGAAAC